ATGCCTGCACGAGGCGGGCCATGGAGCAGAGCTAAAACTTTTGCTAAAAATATTTTTACTAAACTCCCTAAAGGCGGAAAAATTGGAGCCCTGGTCGCAGGTGCGGGGGCCGTGGGCCTTGGTACTGCAGCCATGATGGGTGATGCAGAGGCTGACGACACACGGATCACGGACCAGACTATGGCTTATAATTCAACAACTGGTACTTTCGATAATACACTCACAGGAGATCCAGAAGATCAAGAAGGAGTATTAAATTGGATTGCAGACAATCCAGTTAAATCAGGCGTGTCGGCTTTACCCGCATTCATGGGACTTGGATATGGATTGAGTGCTGCTGGAATGAAACAAGCAGGACAACACTTAATGAGCTGGAAAGCAGTTATCCCAGCAATGATGATTCCAGAGAAAATGCACCAATGGAAAACAGGAATGGAAGCTGGGGAAATGATTACTGATCCAGTTAATGCATTATGGGCTTTAGGAATTAGATCTAAAGGTGAGATGGCAGCTGTTAAAGCCTATTATGATACATTACCAGCTGATGCACGATTTAGTTTAAAAGGTTTAAAAAGTGCCAAAGGATGGAAAGATTTACCTAAAGCTTTTAGAGGTGCGCTAATGTCGCCTGCAGCAAAAGGAACAGATTTAGCATTTCAAAAAAGACTTAAACCTGCATTAAAAAAACTCACTGAATCAATTATTGGTTCCCCTTTTGCTAAAGAGACAGCTAAAAAAGGACTAGGCGCTTTGGCTAAAAGAGTTGGAATAGGACTTGGAGCAGCTGCTCTTTTACCTGCCACAGTCGCAGCTGGTTTAGTTTCAGCACCGTTGACACTGGGTCTAGGAGCTTTAAGTTTTGGTTATGCTCAATATAAAGATTACCGAGATGGTAAAGCAATTGTTGATGCCATGAGAGCTAAAGGAAAAATTTCAGAAGAAGATGCAGATAATTATATGTCACTTATTAAGCAAGGAAGTTTACCATTTGGTCTAGGTAATAGATTATTTGGTGATGATGAAATGACAATAAGAGGTCAGGCTTTAAATCCTGAACAGCAAAGAGGACTCCTAGCAGGAATGGAAGGTCAGATTGATTTATTCCAACAAGGAGGAAAAGAAGTTAGAGCTTTAGATAGAGAAGATGATTTTGATTTCTTTAATGAAGGTGGAAGAGTTGGCATGAAGTTTGGTGGTGGCATGGATAGAAGAGGATTTTTAAAATGGCTGGCTGCATTAGGTGCAACAGTTGTAGGTGGAGCTACAGGATTATTTAAAACAGGTGCTAAAAAAGGAATAGAGCAAGTAGTGAAACAAGCACCTAAACAATTCACGAATGTACCAGGCATGCCGGCGTGGTTCCCGAGAGCAGTGGCCAAGATTAAAACCCATGGTAAATTAATCGAGATGGCGGACAAGCATTATGTGAATGGAGATATTTATGAAATGATTATTCCAGTTAAAGTTCCTAAATTCGATATGGTGGCTGGTCAGCAAAAACAATCAGGTTTTCAAACGGTGAATAAAAAAATCCTTCTGGAAGATAATCCAATAAATGGAGAAATTGAAATTAGTTGGAAAGTGGACGATTTTGATGGTGAAATGACAAGACAGATTAATTTTAAACCGGGAGAATCAGGTTTTCAAAAATTTGGAGTTGATCCTGAACATCCTGGAGCCTGGGAATATCAGAGGGTTAAAGTCGAAGACCCAGAATTTACGTATGGTAATCCTGATCAGTCTACGCCAACGCGAGAGGATTTTGAATTTAAAAATATTTTTGAAGAAGGAGATGAGGTCGTTAAAGCTTTAGAAGATTTAACAGGTAACAAAAAGATGGTAGCTCAAGATGGTTCTATTATTGAGACTACAGATGCACCGGATGTTGATGACGCTTTCCAAAAGAAAATTTTTAAAGATATTGAAGGAGAAGGAGCTCTGATACCGGACCCTGAAGGACAGATGACCCCTGACGGATGGTCAGGAGAGAAAGGTAATCCAATTATCGGAGGAGATATACCTACTGATATTTTAAAGAAAAAAGCTCGAGGTGGAACAGTTGAAACAGGGGATATTGCAAGAAGACAATCTTTAGTACCTCCATTATCGGGGCCAGATCCTCAAGGGATCATGGGGTTGTATTCGGCACCAAAACAAGTTAGAGTAGGGTAACGTAGGAACATTATGGCAGATATAGATAAAGCCCTTCCCAATATGAAGGAAAAAGTAGTTGTTAATCCCGAAGAAGATTTACAAGTAGAAGTTCTTAATCAACAAAATCAAATGGACCCTGGAGTCGATGTTCAGGAAAATGAAGATGGTTCAGTCGAGATTGATTTTGAACCAGGAAAAGTAGCCCCTTCAGGTGGAGAAGATCATTTTACAAACATAGCAGAATTAATTGGAGATGAAGTCACTGGAAGATTAGCTTCACAACTTTTCCAACAATATGAAGATTATAAAAGTTCTAGAAAAGATTGGGAGCAAGCTTACACAACTGGTTTAGATTTACTGGGATTTAAATATGTCCAAAGATCACAACCTTTTCAAGGAGCTTCAGGTGCAACGCATCCAGTTCTTGCAGAAGCTGTAACACAATTTCAAGCAACCGCTTATAAAGAATTATTGCCCGCATCGGGCCCAGTTAGAACTCAAATACTAGGAGTTCCTACTAGAGAGAAAGAAGATCAATCTCAAAGAGTTAAAGACTACATGAATTATCAACTTACACAAGAAATGAAAGAATACGATGCCGAGTTTGATCAAATGTTATTTTATTTACCTCTTGCAGGTTCTTCTTTTAAAAAAGTTTATTATGATGAAATGGTTGGAAGAGCAGTTTCAAAATTTGTACAAGCAGATGATTTAATTGTTCCGTATTCGGCTACCTCATTAGAAGATGCAGAAGCGGTTATTCAAAGAATGTATATGTCTGAAAACGATGTGCGTAAAGCTCAAGTTTCAGGATTTTATGCTGATATTGATTTAGGAACTCCTCATTTTACCGAAGACAGAGTTCATGAAGAAGAAAGAAAACTTGAAGGAACTAGAAAAACTTTTAATAGAAGTGATCAAACTTATACAATTTTAGAATGTCATGTGAATTTAGATCTTGAAGGTTTTGAAGATATTAATCAAGAAGATGGTGAACCTACAGGAATTAAACTGCCTTACATCGTAACGATGGAAGCAGGGGGACGTAAAATTTTGTCTATTAGACGAAATTATCAACCAAATGACCCCTTGAAGAAAAAGGTCCAATACTTTGTCCACTTTAAATTCTTACCAGGACTAGGTTTCTACGGATTTGGACTGATTCATATGATTGGCGGATTGAGCAGAACTGCAACAGTAGCTCTCCGCCAATTACTTGACGCTGGGACGTTATCAAATTTACCAGCTGGATTTAAACAGAGGGGCGTTAGAGTTAGAGATGATGCACAACCTTTGCAACCAGGTGAATGGAGAGATGTTGATGCTCCCGGTGGAAGTTTAAGAGATGCATTTTTTAATATTCCTTATAAAGAACCATCACAGACATTATTACAGTTGATGGGTATTGTAGTTCAAGCAGGTCAAAGATTTGCTTCAATTGCGGATAATCAAGTTGGAGATGGAAACCAACAAGCCGCAGTAGGAACAACCATTGCTTTACTCGAAAGAGGATCAAGAGTGATGAGTGCAATACATAAAAGAATTTATAATTCTTTAAAAGAAGAATTTAAATTATTGGCCACTATATTTGGTCAATATCTACCACAAGAATATCCTTATGATGTTGTGGGTGGAAACAGATTAATTAAACAAGCAGATTTTGATGACCGAATTGATATTGTTCCTGTAGCGGACCCTAATATTTTTTCCATGACTCAAAGAATTAGTTTAGCTCAGACAGAATTACAATTGGCCATGTCCAATCCTCAAATGCATAATATGTATGAATCTTATAGAAAAATGTATGAAGCGCTTGGAATTAAAAATATTGATCAATTATTACCTCCTCCGCCACCTCCTCAACCTAAAGATCCTGCTTTAGAGCATATTGATGCAATGGCGCAGAAACCTTTTCAAGCTTATAGAAATCAGGATCACAGAGCGCATATTACAGCTCATATGAATTTTATGGCGACTAATTTTGCTAGAAACAATCCTCCAATCATGGCAGCGTTAGAAAAGAATATATTTGAACATATTTCACTGATGGCACAAGAACATATTGAATTAGAGTTCGCTGAACAAATTATGCAAATGCAACAGGCTCAACAACAAGGAATGCAAGGTCCTGAAGCCCAACAACAAATGCAACAACTAAATTTAACAATGGAAGCTAGGAAAGCTGTTTTAATTGCTGAATATACTGCAGAGTTTATGGAGCAGGAAAAACAGATTACTTCTATGTTAGATAGTGATCCATTAATTAAATTGAAAGCTCAAGAGCTTGATTTGAAGGCAATGGAGAACTTTAGGAAGAAACAAGAAACTGAAGCAAGGGTCAACCTGGATAAGGCTAAATTAGTCCAAAATAGAGAGCTTACAGAAGATAAACTGGAGCAAAATGAGGACTTAGCTGAGTTGAGAGCTGAAACTTCTTTAGTTAAACAAGAGATGTCCAATCAAGCTAAAATGCGTTCTGATGTGATGAAAAGAAAAGACGTAAAAACCTTGAAAGGCCCTCGAGAATAGTATAACAATTAGAGTTAGGAGAAAAATTATGAGAGATGATTTTGGAACAAGACCTTATTCAGTAAGATTCCCGTACAAAAGTAAAAAATCCACTAAGAGAGTTAAAGCTAGTCAAGGCTACGCAGCTCGAGAAGATGAATCTTTAGGTATGAGAACTGGAGCAGAATCTACTAAGTCACAGTCTATGAAAGATCGTAGAGACGAGTCTTATGGAAA